GAATCATTTTTTCAAACAGGAACTAATGGGACACCATCTCCACCTACATTTCCACTTGATTTAGTAAAAACAACTTCTAATTATTATTGGTTGAATAGTTTTCAATTCTTCGTGAGTATGATTAACAAGGCATTAGCCGATTGTTGGGCTTTGGTGTATACTGCTATTAATCAAGCACCATATTTACCTCTTCCATATGATATTACCGCAACAGCATACCCTTATATGTTATGGGATAATGATAATAATAAAGCAACTTTGGTATTCCCTCAACAACCATTCGTCCAACCCGCTCCCCCAGCCCCTCCTATCCCAGTCGAACCTCACTCTTGGGAACAACAAGCATTAAGCACAGGAACAGCAAAAGCATTCTTATATTTCGATAATCAACTATTTACTCTATTTAGCTCATTTGAAAGTATACTAAACGCAACATATTTAGATCCAGCTATTGTTGGAATTAATGGGGATGAATCCCATTGGCTTATACAAAATTATAGCAAGTATAATGCCAATTTTGTTGCCGGTGGAACAGGAACGGGGCAACCGGCATTAGACAGTTTGTATATGGAACAACCATACAGCACCGGAGCAACATTATCACCTATTCAGTCATTAGTATTCAATACTTCTCTACTACCTATTCTTCCACAATTAATAGGAGTTCCAAGGATATTAAGGACAAATAATAACTCACAAGGACAGAACGATAATATTAGTAACGAGATCACTGATTTAGTGGTTAACGTTACACGAGGAGATGAATATTTCCCAGCCGTTCTTTATTTACCAACCGCAGAATATAGATTAATTGATTTGAATGGAAATGCTCCTATTTCAGCAGTCCAGATTAGCGTCCAATGGAAGGATATATATGGAATATACCACGATTTTTTCTTACAGAATAATTGTAATTGTTCGCTAAAAATAATGTTTAGGAGAAAAGATCAAGGATTGGATTAATATAGAATTGTATATGTTTAGGTTAAATAAAAGATTATAATTATTTTAAATATAATCTTTTAAAATTATTATCTCAATAACTTATATAAAACAAATGTCTTCCAGTGATTTTGAAAAAGTTTGCGTCCAAGACGACGTTCTTAACACTACGGATAAGGTCCGCTATGCTGTTTTTAAAGGAGCACAAAATATTACCCCGGCACAGTATAACGCCATTTCTACTTCCACATCTAGTATCACTTGGAATATTCAATTACCATCGGAGAGCACAGTTTTTTCCAGACGTATTATGGTCCAAGCTACTATTAAAGTGAGAATTACCGGAACTCTTGCCGCAACCGCCCCCGCTGGTGCTTGTCTTGTAAACTATGGTTATGCTTCCTCACTTGGTCCTTTTCCTCTTCAATCCCTTTGTAATACCATCCAGGCAACTATTAATAACAACACTGTATCACAAAACCAAAGGGACGTTATGTTCCAGTTACTCCGCTTTAATGATCGTAGAGAACTCGCACGTTATAATAATGCTTGTCCCACTATGTATGACAGTTATTTAAACTATGACGAGGCACTCGGCACTAATAATAACCCTTTGGCAGCTTGGAACAATGTTAGCAACGATCAAGATTTTCAGCCCCGAGGTTCTTTCAAACTCGATTCTATTACCGGTAATGATCCCAAAGGGACTGTTGCTTCTGCCGATCGTGTAATTGATTTAGTGTTTACTACCCAAGAACCTTTAATGCTTTCTCCTTTCATTTGGTGCGATCCAAAGAGCAACAACCAAGGTATGTATGGAGTCCAAACCCTCAATTTTGTCTTTAATTTGGGTCAGCCAAATAAGATTATCCGTCTTGCCAATGAAGCTTATTTTGCCGCCGCACCGGTCATATCACTTGAACCCGGTTCTATTACTAATGCTAGGTTGCTTATGGAGTTTTATACAAGGCAGCCAAGCGACCTTGTTAGTTCTCGCAATGTAGTTCCGTTCGCAGAATATCCTAGGTATTTAACCCCTTCTCCCGCTCTGGCAGCTTACCCCGCACAATCTGGTCTTACTAGCTTCCAGTCAATTCAATTGAACTCTGTTCCCGATAAGTTGATTATTTGCGTTCGCAAGGTTCTTGCTAGTCAAACTGTTTTTGACAGTGATAGTTTCCTTCCCATTACCGCAGTTAACTTTAACTTCAACAACAAAGCAGGTCTTTTGTCTGGTGCTACCCAGTGGGATCTGTGGCGTATGTCAGTTGAATCCGGTTCAAATCAAACTTGGGCGGAGTTTTCTGGCTATGCCCCCGTTGGTAGTAATGTAGCTCCTGTTTCTGGGACAACCTCTGGTTATAAACAGATCTCCACCTGTGGCTCTGTTCTGTGCCTCGAAATGGGTAGACATATTGAATTAGATGACGTGTATGCCCCAGGTTCAATCGGTGCTTTCCAACTTCAATTTCAAGTTAACTACCAGAATAACACAGCTGACGTTATTGATAACACTAATCCCTATGAGATTGTTTTAATTACTATGAACTCGGGAGTGTTTACTATCGAGCGTGGAACATCTCAAACGTATACGGCTATTTTATCTCGTGCGGATGTTCTATCTGTTTCATCTCAACCCTCTTATTCCAAATCAGCTGTTGCTCGTCTTGTTGGTGGTTCTTGGGAAGACAGTTTCAAATCTCTCTGTTCTTCTCTGTCCCCTTATGCTGGTAAAGCTGAAAAGGTTAAGGATCTTCTAATGGGTGAAGGATATTCTGGTGGTGCTGGTTCTTCCGGTGGTGCTGGTTCTTCCGGTGGTGCTGGAACATCCGGTGGTCGTATGCGAAAGCATATAGCAATGTAATAACCTAATTATTTGGGCGGATTTTCTAATTGGTATTAGGGTTTAAACGCACCACATTCCTTGTCATAGATTTCGTAAGTCCTAAACAATTGGGTTTTAGTAATTGTTCCCATACAACTCATTAGTAAACTATAAAAACAACACTCAACCGCCTTGGAGCAGGGGAAGCTCGTGGGACTCATAATTCCAAGGTCGTTAGATCAAAACTAACAGGCGGTATGTTTGTAATCATTTTTCATAAAGTCCAACAGGACGTTATGAAAACTATTTTAACTCATAAATCGAATATTGAAATCCTGATATATTTTTATCAATAATTTATTTAGTATATATATAATAAGTAAAACTACTTAAAGACAAATATCTACATAATATTATAACAAGAGCGATATGGAACAGCAAACAGAATTTAGCAATTAAATATATTGTAAAAAACAATTTAGTATAAAATCATATAGATTTCTTTATTGTAATTAATTTCATATAATATTATTTTCTAATAGTATTATATAAAATGGCGAGTTATAGAAATCCCTACAACGAGGCGATAGCTAATCGGCAAAGACAGTTTGATTATGCTAATATGAAAAATGATTACAGTGAATCATTACAGCACCCACTCCAAGGTGGAGGTTTAAGTGGTGGCGATTTTTGGAGTGATTTTAGCGACGGATTTATGAGTGTTTGGAATCCTATTATAGATGTTGCTGGTAAAGTTGCTCCTTTTCTTCCTCTTGTTGGTCTTGGTGAAGAAGGTGTAGGACTTACTCATAGAGAAATGAGCGGTGGCGATATGTCTGTTAACGCTCCTTATGAAGGTTATGTTTATGGTTCTGGTTTGAGTGGTGGAAATGATCGTAATGAAGGATTAGTTAATCAGCCGTTTCTTGGATATGGTATGAGTGGTGGAGCTATTCCCAATGACGGTCAACCTCCTTTTAATTTAATCACTAATGCCGGTATGAGTGGTGGACGCCGACAAAATGATTATCGGCGTAAATTAGCAAGTCGAGGAGGCGGTTTGAGTGGTGGAGATGAAATAAGTGACACAGATCACCCTATTATACGCAACCCGGAATTACAAGCAACTATGTTTCTTGGTGGTCGTAAACCTTCATCTGTTGGTAAGAAAGAAAAGATTGGTATGGTTCAGCAAGTGATCGCTGATATGCTTTTAAATAATAAAATGAAGCGTGGTATGGGTATGAGTGGTGGCGATTTTTGGAGTGATCTAGGAGATACATTTTCCAAAGTAGCTCCTTTTCTACCTCTTCTAGGTTTAGGTATGAGTGGTGGGGCTGGATCATCCGGTGGTATGAAACTATCTCATAAACAATTGTTAGAGAAGAAGTTTGTAGACAAATTATTTAAGAAACAATTGAAATCTCTTCACGGACGGGGTTTGAGTGGTGGCGATTTCGATTGGTCTTCTCTTCTTTCCTTTGCTCCTTTGCTCCTTGGTCTCGGTATGTCAGGTGGTGAAGTTAACTATAATGATTTAGACGAGTTTGAACCATTAGTTAGTGGACTTGGTTATTCTGGTGGCGATTTCTGGGATGATCTGTCAAAGGGATTTAGCGACGCTTGGAACTGGATTTCAAGTAACGCTGATAGCATTGGTAAAGTAGTAGATGTAGGTTCAAAGATTGGTAAAGCTATTGGTGCTGGATCATCTGGTGGTATGTATGATAAATCCAAATACCATACTATGCCAGATGGTAGTATAATGGCTAATTCCGCTATGGGAATGGGTAAACGTGGTGGTGCTATGACTTACGAGCAAAATATGAATATGGCAGATGCTATGGGTGATATTTTTAGTGGAATGGGTAAACGTGGTGGTGCTGGATCTTCCGGTGGTGCTATGACTTACGAGCAAAATATGAATATGGCAGATGCTATGGGTGATATTTTTAGTGGAATGGGTGCTTCCGGTGGTTCACGAGCAAGTGATACAAGAATGAAAAGCGGGGCAAGACAGTTGTATAAAGGTGGTGCTGGTTCATCTGGTGGTGCTGGATCATCCGGTGGCGATATTGACTGGTGGGGGGTGGCAAAAGATGTTGGAAGTCAATTATTAAATTATGGCATAGAAACACCCGAACAGAAAGAAGCGAGGGAAAAGAAGGAAGAAGCTTGTAAATTATGTGCTGAAAAAAAAGAAAATGTCTTTTTTGGTGGAAAGAAGAGGCAATCAAGACAATCTAAAATGAATGAACGCCTTGCTATGAAAATAGCCCATCTTCAAGGTAGGGGGCTAGAACCAACCGCTGATATGGAAGCTAGTAACGAATTGGTTGGTCTTATGGCAAAAGCAAATCCAGCGGTAGATTATAAGATGGGATTGTTAACACAACCTCCTAAAATAGGTCCAACTGTTCCAGATGTTCCCAAAGGTGGTGCTGGTTCTTCCGGTGGTGCTGGTGCTTCTGGTGGAAAGAAGACTAGTAAATGGATCGAACACGTCAAAGCATATTCCAAGAAACACGGGATTAAATACGGGGACGCATTAAAACAAGCAAAAGCAACATATAGAAGTTAAATATATTTAGTATAAATAGTAAAAACAATAAATATTAATTAAAAATTATTTTCTAATTAATATGTATATAATGGATAGATTACAAGCATTGTTAAATGGTCGAACACCAACCGTGAAAGATCCAAAGTCAGTAAACCAAGTGTCTCACGCAGTAGAGCGATCACGATTAAATAACGCAGATAGACATTTTAATCAAATTGTTTATGATAATGAATTGAAACAGGCAAATCTTTATAATCAATCGGCTATGCCTAATACCGGTAAAGATATAGGAGTTAGTTTTAAAATTAATGTGTATGTGATTAGGTTAACCCAATTGCTAGGAATAAAAGGAGATTTAGAAAAAACGTTAACTAACTATTTTGCGACCGGTGTAAGCGTCCAGCGATTAAGAGGAACTACTCGTGAAAGTCAAGTGGCAACTGATTTCTTTAAAAAAGCAGACATATTAAGCACTTATAACGAGTTAATGTTATATATTAAAACTTACGCCCAAGATATAATAAGTGACGACGCTTTTAAGGCACAAGTTTTTAATACTTCATTTAATCCTTTAATTCAATTATTACAGGATACTTCCGCTTTATATCCTTCATTTTTTAATTCACTTCCAGCACCTTCAAATGTAGGTTTACCAACAGAAAAAAAAGATGAGCGAAAGATTTATGAAACTGTTAGAGAACAGTGTTTAGGTTGTTATTCACTTTTTAATACTATGGCTGGTTTTATGAATAATATGATATTTCGCCCCATTGTTAAAGAAGACGTTAGCAAATACATTAGCGATAATAGAGTTGCGGTAGTTTTCTCACGAAATCCACTAGCACCACAAGCGGCACAAGCACCAATAGTTCCAGGACAACCAATAGTTCCAGCACAACCAGGAGGACAACCAGGACAACCAGGAGGACAACCAGGAGGACAACCGGCACAAGCTGTATTACCTACATTAGATCCAGCAGATGTTGCTAGTATTACACAAATTGTGGAAGACTACCAAGCACAACTTGGTAGATTTTTGTTTATAAGAAGCTCAACTGATCCCCAAGACGCACTAAATGCCTCCCAAGCCAATTATGAACCGTATACAGCGGCTATTAGAAAAACCGCAATCGCTAATATTAAACTCAAAATCCAAGAAATAAGAACCGCAGTAGGTTTACCAGCAACAGCCAGACAAAATACAGGAACGAATCTTAATGAAGCCCAACTAGCATACCAGGCATTTCAGCAACAGCAACAGGGACAAGCAGCACCAGTTCCTCCTCAACCCGCTCCCGTTCCTCCTCAACCCGCTCCACAACCGGCACAAGCACCAGCAAGACAATTGACAGCACCACAACAAGCATACGCAGACGCAGGTGGAACACAACAACCAAATCAAATTCCAGATCTATCACTACAACAAACAGCAGAAGTTTTCTCACTTATTAAACAATTAGAAGATACCAACCAACGACCACTGACTCCCACTATGGCAGATGGTAGAGTATTGTTCCAATCACTTCCCCAAGATATTCAAGATGCTCTAATGAGGGTAGGAACTGGAAATGAATTACCTGATACAGATACAGCAGTTCAAGACAATTTACTCCCATTTTTAAATAATATTTTTCAACAGCGTAAAGCGTGGGGACAGCAACAGCAACCAAGAGTTAGACAAGAAACTTTATACGGTTTGGGGCGTGAACGCAATAATAATTTAATAGAAAATGCTATTTTAGACTTTGAAAGTATGGCAAGACGACAAGCAAGGGAGCAAGATAAAGATACTATTATGGGTATGTCTCCTAGTTTGGAAGGATTAGATCCAAAAGTTAGATTAATGATTAATCGAATGAGGAATGATCGAAAGAATGAACCTAATATGTTTGGTAAAGGTAAACACGAGTATAAACAAGGAATTATACAAAGAGCGAGTATTCTTCCAATA